TTAATCATGTCAAGTATAGCATTCTGTGCATCTTTAATATGCCCAGACTTACGTAACTTGCCAATCTTATTTCTTATTTGCTCTCTACCAGAACCTGTATTTGACTTAGCTATACCTGCTTTTATAACCTTTGGTGCATTGGCTATCTTTTTTTGAACAAGAGGTTGTTTTCCTTTCAAATTTTGATAACTCATCGCATCTCTCGCAACCATAAGAAATCTATGATCTGCAAGAGTCCCAATTTCTTTATCATCAAAACCATAATTAAGTAAAGATTTACGTAAATTTGATTTGAATGTATCAGATTTATTAGGATCGATATACTCAGGTATTTTTTGTGCTGCTAACTCTCTTTGTGTAGCTAGGTAATCATCATATTGTTTAGAATATTCTTCTTGAGCTTTATATTTCATTCCATCTATCTGCCTTCTTTGTTCTCGTAACTGGTAATCCAGTTTGGCTGCAGCTGTGGGGTCCTCATCATAAAGTTTTTCAAGATCTTTACTACCTTGCTGTTGTCTGACAAATCCATCAGCAGTTGCTATCAAGTCATTTAACTCTGATAATCGAGTGTCATAAGATTGACGCAAACTATTCTTTTGGGTTTCAAGATCTCTCTTTTCTAACCCTAAAGTATGTGTTTTTTGTCTATAATCTGAGTCTCTAGAATAACCTGCTTTCAGCTCATCGAGGGTAACTTCTAACTCTTGACCTTGTACTTTTAAGCGGTGGAGTTCTGGTTCCTCTAATTCTGTTTGTGTTTCTTCTGTTATCTCAGTATTTTCAGTTACTTGCTCCTTAGTTCCTTCAGACTCTGGTTGACTTTCTGGAGCTTCCTGTTTCTCAGGTGTTTCCGATGGTTCTGCTTTAACTTCAGTTTCCTGTTTTTCCTCTTTAGGATTCAGTAGTCCTGAAATCTTTTCAGCAGCACCTTGTATGTTGTTGGCTTCTGCCATAACGTTCCTTTGGTTGACGTAATTGAAGTTGCGTTAGCTTAACTTCTTTTATTTAATTGATCTAACTCTTGTTGAGTTAGTTTTCCACTTTCCATGACGCTTCGTAAATGTCCTCTGATTTTGTCTACTAAATTGTAGGCTACCCAAAGGTATGTACGCTGTTCACTTTCAGTGAATTTTGTATTGAAGATTTCTGTTTTATAAATTTCCAGAAGATCTTCGAATGCTGTTTTAAGCAGGGGATCGTTTAGGAGCTGCTCTGCTTGCTTGCCCTCCCTGACTTGCTTTTCCTTGTTGTCCATCTATTTGTTGTTTTGTGTTAAAGAATTGATCTTGTCCTTTTACTATTTCTTTCATTAGATTACCAGATGATTTTAAATCTTCTTGTTCTAACATAGATCTACGTTTTAATTCTTGTTCGTCTATTTTAGATCCATATTTAAGTTCAATTTCTTTTATCTTTAATTCAAAGTCTAAAAGATTTTGTCTCATTTGTGCCTCAATACGTTTAACTTCTGTTTCTGCTTTTAGCTGTGCTCTTTGGTTTTCACCTTGAACCTGCGCTAAAGTAACCTTCTCAAATTCAGAAGGTGGTTTAGGTGGAAGTTCTGGCATTTGAGCCTGTCCTACTTCTGGATCCATAAAGAAAGGTTCTACACCATTTAAACCTGCATTTTCAACTAATTTCTTTAATGTATTATAAATATTTCTAAGATTTACCATAGGACCAAATGCATTTTGTTGTAAGTTTATTGCCTGCATTTGTCTCTCTAATATAGCATTAAGTAATATTAATTGTTGTTCTTTTGATCCAGTTCCTAGCCCAACTTGGACTGTAACATTAACTCTGTCTTTCCATTCGTAAGGTCTCATAGGAATATACTTTCCTCTAATTCTTACGATCTTTTCTTTTTGTTGATATTTGCATACCAACTCAAACATTTTTAAGGCTAGATCTTTAATACCTGTTTCAGCAAATATTCTGGCAATTAACTCCATTCTCATTTGCGATTGTGTTAAGATTTGGTTTTGTCCAGTTGCTGTTTTATTTAAAGTATTTGCATCTAGCCCTTGTGATTGTCTCGTAATTCCTGTTCTTGATTCTTTAACAGAATCGAGATAACCCAACATTGTTGTAGCTTGTTCTGTTATTGGTTGTGCCTGAATAGGCATCATAACATTTTGAGGTGGTTGTTTTGTTCTAACTATTCCACCAGGTCTATTAGTTAATAAATCATCCATAGCAACTTGACCATCTTGTATTGCTACACGATTATTATTTGTTAGATACATATTATCTAACATTTGTCTCATTACTGTAGATTTAATTAACTGTATATCCTCTACTAATTCTGATACAGATCTTCCATGAAATCTGTGTGGCATAATAACTGGAGTCATAGATACAAATGGAATAGTATCTACTTCTTCCATATCTAATATTGTATGAGTACCATCACCAGCTAAAAGAAATTTTGCTAATTCTGATTTACCGTCTTCATTAACATCCATTCTTACATAACACTCATGGATTAAAATATCTGAACTACTTTTATCTCCATCTTGTAGTCCATGAGAAAAATCTATATTTTGATGTCTAACAAATTTATCTTCTCTTGTATAATCTGAATCACCTGTTGGTAAACCTTCAACTAAATCTTTATCATAACCCATTTCAACTAATTCTGATCTAGTTTTATTTGTTCTATGACAAACAAAGTTAGCTGATTCAATATCTTTACATCTTCTTTCTATTAAAAATTCTTCAGGTGGAACAGGTTCTATTTTAACTTGTCCATATAGTCTTGTTCTTTCAATTACACAATCGTGGTAATTAGCTTTGTCTAATTCTTTTCCATCTTCATCTAAAATTGGTTCTTCAAATTCTGTATGATTTTTAACTTTAACTTCAGGATCTGATATAAGATCAGCAAACTCATCATCTGTTAATCTTGTATATTCTTCTCTTTCAGTTTTATTAGAATCATCCCAATAAATTTTTAAAATTCCATTTTTCTGTATTAATGCATCTTTAAATGCAGAGTATAGGGCTACGAATCCTTTGTTCTCTTTATAAAAAATATAATTCAAATAGTCAGAACATTGTCTAGCCATTTCATCATCTTCAGGTCCAACCCCTTCTGTGTCTAACACATCATTAGATATAACTTGTGAGCGCCCTTCTTGTTCGTTACCAAGAGGCATTCCCAAATAATATTCTAATGATTTTTTTCTTCTAGCTACTAACTCTCCACCAATAAATCCTGATGCATTGCTAATTTCTCTATTTAATACTGATAATATTTCTTGTTTTGATTTCATACTATATATTTTGTGTCCACATTAATTGGTTTATTCCATTCACTTGTATCTATTGGATCATGTACGCATCCATACCTAAAGGCATCAGCTGCGTGTGAGCACCAGTCATGTAAGGGTTTATTCTTAAAAACCTGGTTCTTGTCATCCCATTGTTTTCGATATTGTCTTAAAGCATCTAATCCTGTTTTACATTTTTCTCTATCAAAATAACAATGTGGTAAATAATTTCTCACAGATTCTATTCCATGATCTACTTCTAATTTAGGAGCTACTTCAAAATCTATTCCTAATTCGTTTGCTACTTCTAGTCTAGACTTACCTGTTCCTAATTCACGTGCCATTATATCATGAGGTGCCACATGTCGACTATATGCGTATTCTTTATCCTCAAGAATATCTGCATAATGAGCTAATGATTCTCCAGAGGTTTCGTAATAATCTACAACATGTATTTCATTACCAATTCTTTGGACAAACCAGATAGCAGTCGAATCTCCGATCCCCAAATCCCACCATGTTTCCACACCTACATTTTCATCCACAGGCACGACTCCGATATTCCCATTATTATCGAGTTTAGTTACTATTCTTCCATAATAACTGCCTGAGACTGCTGCAGTAAAAGAACATTCGAACTCTTGTTCGTATTGTTCTTCAGTCATAATGGCACGTGCCTGTGCCAGCTCCTCAACTGGAATCACTTTGGTTTCGGAAGCTCTATATAACTTTGCATACCAATCTTTATGTCCTCTTAAAGCAAAGTCATATATCTCCCAGAATTGATTATGTCCCATTGGAGTTCCGATAAATAATACCCATCCTAATTTATCAGATATAGCAGGACGAATTATTTCAGTCCATACTCTTGGAGACATAATTGCATATTCATCCAGCACAACTGCATCAAATCCCATACCTCGGATTGAATCTGGATTATCTGCACCAAATATTTGAATTCTTGATCCGTTAAAAAGATCTATTCTTAATTCTGTTTCGTTTCTATTTCCACCTAAATACATAAGTGGCTTTGTATAAAATTTTAAATATTCCCAAGCAATAGATTTACCTTGACGATATGTGGGAGCTATAAATGCACATAGACTCCTAGGTTTAGCTGTTGCTGTTTTAATTAATTCGTTTATTGAAAGTACACTTTTTCCGAACCGCCTGTGGCATACCAAAACATTAAAACGTTTTTTACTCTCATGTACTTCTAGTTGGTATGGTCGTGGCTTATAAGGTATTAATATTTTTCTAATTTTTTTGCCATTCGACTTTGATTTCGATTGGTTCATCGGTTCCTAATTTTGTTGTTGAAGATGCTAACCTTGGATGAATGTAAGGTGCAGCTTTTTCTGCTGCGTACATTTTCCTATCAGGTGAACTCATAGGATTGTTTAACACAGATAATAAATAATCCAAAGGAGATAAATTGTATTTTTCTGCTAACTCTATCAAACCTTTCCATGGTTTCTTGCTTTTGGAACCTAAAGGTCTACCTGCACCTTCTCGCTTTCCACCATGATTTGTGTTACTTATTTCGTTTTCGTATGTTTTATCTTCATCTGTCATTATCCTAACCACTTACCTCTAGACATTATCAGTCTACCAGCTGTAGGTCCTGAACCCCATCTTCTAGCTTTTCCTCTTTTAAATTTAGCATAAGGTCTAGTTGCTGCATAACTAGCTATTGCTGTTAATGCAGGTCGTCTCCAGGCAAATTTAAAAGCTCCCTTTCCTATTTTCCATGCACCTTTCATTAGCATTCTTTCTGAAAATGCAGGTGTAGTCCATGATTTAAAAGTTTTACCTAATTTAGCCATTAGTATTTTACCTTTTTACCTTTCTTTTTTGCATATTTTTTTGCTGCAGCTTTACCTTTTTTAGTATAACTGAATTTTTTTTTACCTACTTTGGGCATTATATATATCCTTTTTTCTTAAGTGCTTTGTATCTTGGATCATTTTTTTTTAATTTTGGAGATGCTGCTACAGATGCAGCAAGTACACCCACAAAACCAGCTGTAGCTCCAGCAACTGCTAACCCAAATTTAGCTTTAGAAGGAACTTTTTTCCATGTTTTAGAACTTAATTCTTTGACAGAATCAGTAAATTCCCTCATAGTACTTTGTTTCTTTTTAAATGGATTCCAATTAGCCATATCTTTTTTTCTTTTTCTTACCAGCTGCATATCCTACAGCTCCACCACCAA